CCCGCGAGGGGGGGTCGGCCTACTATTGGCTTTGGCAAGCCAGTAGGGGTCGGCATGCAGAGCACCCAAATGCGGTGCCGAGCGCAGTCGATCTCGGTCATTTAAGACGGAGTGACCTTATGCCAAGTCGAGACTATGGGCCTGGACAGGATGTCCAGGAACCATATGAGTGGACGCCAGACAAGCCGCTGTCCTGCTCGGGTTCTTGGAACCCAACACAGAAGACATGCTTAGTCGAACGCGCCTTTGGCTCCTACAGAGGAGCCGCCACGCCCAACTTCTCCGAATATCGTAAAACGGAGAAGCTATTGCCTCTTAACCCGTACTTTCGGGATGATTACAAGGGGCAATTTGGACCTGGTAGACTTAGTCTCGTACACGCAGGCTGTAATCCGCTAGAGAGCGGCGCAGTCTCACACGACGGCTTAGTAGCCAATCCCGTTTTAACCGACGGGTACGGTGAATTGTCAGGTTACCTGTACGACATGCTCTCTGAGCATCAGGTCGACCTGAATGCCTTGGCGATTTCGGCTCTTGCCGATTGTCAACCGGACCTAGACGTGTTAACGACAGCTCTCGAGCTGCCAAAGACCGTCAAGATGGTTCTGGGCATCCGTAAGACCGCACGGGAACTTATACGTGCGGCGTTGAGAGGTGGTTGGGCTGTTCCGAAAGCAGCCGCCGGCGCCAACCTACAATGGAAGTACGGTTGGAAACAGATGGTCTACGACATGCAGAACGTTGATTCGTTCTTGTCTGAACCCGTCCGTCGGCATATTATGAAGGGCCAAGCTGGTGACTCCTTTGTCTCCAGTGAGATTTTAGGCCCTTCCGCTGTGCCCTCAGGGGCATATACAACCACCACCTCATCGAAGGTATCCCTTGATTCCTCCTGGCGCTCACGCGTCTTGCTGGTTTCTCGGGGCAGAACGCAGAACTATACTGCGAATGCCTTCATGACGGCCTGGGAATTGATTCCCTACTCGTTCGTCGCTGACTGGATAGTCAACGTTGGACAGACGCTCGCAGCCCTAAACGTGATACTGTCCTCCTCGGAGGCATATTTCTCGTACGGGCGTAAAGCAACAGTGGAAGTGGTAACGGAAGTTGTTGTAACTCCCGGGACCGACCTGGTCACTTACCCAAGTGCATCGGGTTCAGTTTATGGTCACGAACGGTATCAGTCGAAGATGAGAATCCCCGGCTACGTACCGATGTTCCTTCCGTCCTTTAACGTACACATAAACACGAGTCGCATAATTGACGCGATCTCGCTGCTACTGGTACGTATCAATCGCTAGCAATCCCGCTGGCGGTTAACCCTCCATAAGTAGGAGTTGTAGAACTGTGGCATCATTTACCACAACCATGTCCGAGTTCTCCGATAAGGAGAACAGCCGGACTTACGCCGTGTCGGGTCACACCGTCGCCGCCCCCCGCCTGGTCATCCAGAAGCGGAAGGTGCCGACGAGTACCTCGTCCGTGGCGGAATCCACCATCACGGTGGTGTACGGGACCGAAGACGCCGAGGGTAACCCCCTTACGTCGAAGGTCGCTCTCGCAGCTAACGTTCGCTATCCCGCGAACGGTCAGTCCGCAGACGTGGCCGCGGCTCTTGCCGTGTTCCGCGATCTGGTCGCGTCCGATGAGTTCGGCACTCTTGTCGACTCTCAGGCATACGTCCAGTAATGACCCCTCGCCCAGTGGTGGTTCTCCACCTTGCCATGTACGCGTTTCTCCTGGTCGCCCTCTTCGGAGGGGATCCGGACCGAGTACTGACTGGCTTTAGCCGCTTCCTTACGGCACTAGGCATTGGTCTGAACTGACGAGACGGCCGGGGTGGCTTCACAGCCATCCTGGTTCACTGACACTATCAGCATAGGAGACGCGCAATGCGTTCCAAACTGAAGGCGCCTGAAACCCCACGGTTGAATCCGTGGCAATTGGCGTCGATTACGCTGCGGAGCATGGCTCCGGTTGTCCCCGAGGACGTACTCACCCGAGTACTGGGGATGATTAGGGCACGGGACCTCAAAAGCCTGTGCTCTCTTGGTCAGATCGAGGATCGAGAGTATCAAGATCCAGAGATACGGTCGGTTCTGTCCTTGCGACAGATTGCGTGCTTGTTCAAGAAGAACGACGCGTTTGCCGACGAAGGCAGGTGTAAGGAGGCTGCTCGTAAGAGTTTTGAGCAGTCCGAAACTATCTGCCGGATCACCAACCGACGGCTAGACCATTTCTACGAGCACCCCGACAGATTGCCGGGTGACTTACGGGCATGGCTAGAACGTATGCGCATCGACATTGAGTCTTTGCTTGGTGACGTATCCGAGTGGGAGGGTGCAATGCCCAACCTCATTCGTCTGACCTCAGGAGCTACCGAGGATCGCAGCCGTAGGCGTGCGTTTCCCTTCCTCAAGATAACGGGAAGGATCCGTGCTCCCCTGCGGGCTGTTCCTTATATAGGCAAATACCTCCTAAGTTGGGGTGTTGAATTAGCCAATCTGGCCTTTCGCGCGACTTCCTGCAATAGGATAGCGCTTGTGCTGAAGAACTGGGAAACCCACCGCACCATTGCGGCGGAACCCACCCATGTACTGCCATTCCAGCTCAGTCTGGACTCTTGGCTAAAGCGCATCCTGCGCAAGTGGCGGGTGGACTTAAGTACCCAGAGACGCAACCAAGAACTGGCGCGGTTGGGCTCCCTTGACGGGAGTTTGGCCACGCTGGATCTTAAAGCGGCTTCGGATCGCCTCGCGTACAACGCTGTCGCTTGGCTTCTTCCGTTACCGTGGTTAAATGTCTTCGATTCCTTTCGAAGCACGTCCTATAGAGCTCCATGGGGTACCGGCTCTTATGCCAAATACTCCTCAATGGGTAACGGTTATACCTTCACCCTAGAGACTCTTATCTTCACAGCGGCTGTACGAGCTGTTGGCTCACGCCAATACGCCGTCTATGGCGACGACATCATCCTAGAGTCGTCTCTAGCACCATCCCTGGTGCGGCTGCTTCGTTTCTTGGGTTTCACGACGAACGACGCAAAGTCGTTTACAAACCCCGACTCCCGCTTTCGCGAGAGCTGTGGGGCGGACTACTACCGGGGTGTCCTTGTGACACCATTTTACCTCCGCGAGCTTCCAAAGCTACGTGATAGGGCCGGTATGTGCCATGTCGTGAACGGAGTGCTAGCTCTCGGTCTGGGGGGTTTAACCTCCTCCTGGGTTTGTGAGCTTGTCAAAACGCACTCTCTGCCTCTCGTCCCCTTCAACGAGGACACACGCTCTGGAGTCTTCGTGACTCCTAACCGCGCGTGGGCAACCAAGATCCTTCGTGTTGACCGTCGACGTTGGTTAAAGCGCCGAGTTGGGGCCTGCCCTGAGAAGGGCGTCTATTGGCCTCAAGTTATCCGGATTCCAAACCCGGACTACGGCTTCCCAGTGTACGATGGCCTTAAGCCAGAATCAGTTAAGCGGGCAACCCGCGGCTATAGGTCTTACCTCCTGTGGTTCATCGAAAAGAGCTACGGGGGCGACAGATCGCCTATGATCTCCGGTGAGAATCGAACAGCCGAGAGGCTGCTGAATCACCGAGACGAAGACGACAACGGCCTCGCAACGAGGACCTCAAGCGTCTCTATAAGGAGTCGGTATGTCCACGGACAGTGCCGGTACGACCCGAAACCCCACATGACACCCTCGCACTTATTCGTCTTTGATGACGACGTGCTAGGATAATACGCCTGAGACGGGCGGCGCGAGCCGCCCAACCTGGGTAAAGTCATGGGCCCTTGTGAAAGGACCAC